ACTCTCTACAGGCGTTACTGAATGAGGATACATAAAATTACTTGGCCAAATAATAAGTCTGTTTGGTTTTTTTTCTATTGTTAAAGTATCCCCAGTTCCAACCAATTTAAATTTTAAATCACCACCTTCATAATCATCATTTACAAAAAAAATTAAACTCAAGGTTCTTGGATAACATGCAACATGATCATGATGAAATTTGTAATGATGTCCTTTTGTATATTTCAAAATTTGAATATCATTTATGGCGCATTGAAAATCTCTCATATTAAAATCATTAGCATACTTATCTATATGAAGAGTAAATTTATATAAAAGTAAAGAAGTCCAATGCACTGTGGTTAAACTCTTATCAAATAAATTCGATAAAACTTTTGTTTTTACATTTCTAATTTCGTGGACAATTGAATTTTTACCTTTATTATTAACCACTGCAGCTTCTTCGTAATCAACATGATCTTCACAAATTTTTCTAAATATTTTTAGAGTATTTTCTGGCAATACATTATCAAATATTCTAATGTATGAATTTAATTTATCCATCTCTAATTTTTTTACATTTACTTCCATGATTTTTTATTCCAAAAAATGTTTTTATAATTATTTATTATATGATAAGTTTGCATAAATCTATTTCTTTTTTGTGTTGTTGGTTGTCCTTGCTCTATCTTCATTTTCCAGCTATCTCTTTTAAATGGTATTACTTGAACATACGGGGTGCCCTTTTTTATTGTGGTTTCTAAAATTGGATATTTATCTCCATTTATAATTATAGGAAAATTTACTTCACTACTAAATGTGTCTGTATCAACAATACCTGGCATAATCGAAAACCTGTCATCAGTATTATTTAAGGGTGGTAAAAACAAACAAGAATACCCAGGTGGCGTTTTTATTGTCCAAGGATTTAATATTTTATAAAATGGTAGATCTTTATTTTTTTGTAAGAAAGGACATTTTTCACCTACTTGTTCTTCAGGATGTATTTGATTTTCATGATGATAGTTAAGATTTACTGTTTCAATATACTCATTTGCAAGAAATCTTTGAGCAGTTTCAAAATTTGAATGTCTTTCGTTATCTTTAATTACATTATGTTGAATGTGAAAATCCACCGGAACCTTCAATATATAACCACTTGAGAGTGAATCCAAAAAAGGCATACAACCTTTTACAGTAAATTTACCAACTTTATGCTCAAGTTTTTTAAACCAATCTGGTATATTTAATTTACAAGGTATTGGATGAATATCTTTATCTTCAATAATTACATCTTGAGCTATAAACTTTATGTTATTCGATAACATAACTCCTTATAACTTTATTAAGGAATTTGTAAAGGATGGTAATAAGTTATTGAATTATCTTCGCAATATTTTTCCCAAGAGTTTACAGGATAAGTAATATCTGTATTTTGTCGACCAGCAACAGTTTCATCTAAAACTATTTTGTAGTCATTTATACTGCTCCACATAGAATTACTTTGATTATTTTCTACAAACGCATTAACCTTTGGTAATACTACAGCTGATATATATTGTGAAAGTGCATCAAAATTATCAAAAGTATACAACTCTGATTCTGGATCTTGTAAAGAAACATTATCACCTTCAAGACTAATATGTTTCAAGTTTTGTTTTACTGAGTTAAAATCTTCATCAGAAATAGTTTTTTCAGTATAGTCTGCTACATTAATATTTAAATTTGCAACATCTGAGTCCGTACTTACTTGAGCTATACTTCCGTCTGAATTAAAAAATGCTTTTGCCATTATATCCTCTATCCGTTATCAAAAATTGCTATTGCACCAGCATTGCCTGTATTACCAGCACCACCGTTGCCTGGGTTTTGTCCTGCACCCCCACCTGGACCACCAGTTCCTACGCCTGGAGACATTCCAAATAAAATTGCTCTATTCAAACTAGTTGTGTTTGCACCGGGTGCACTACCAGCATTACCTGTATTTCCTGGAGGGAAAATTTGGCCTGGACCTCCCGGTCCGCCTCCGCCCCCTCCGCCTCCGCCATTCGCGGTCGCAAGGTTTGTAATATTTGAAGATTGCCCGGTATTACCCGTGCCTCCGCCACCTGTGCTAAAACTTCCTCCAGTTCCACCACTACCAACAGAGTATGAATAACCTGTACTAGATTGAACAGAACCTGAGTAAAAACCAAAACCACCAGCTCCTCCTGGTCCACCCGGCGATCGGCTTCCGCCTCCGCCTCCGCCTCCCCCAGCAGCACCAAGGTAAGCTTGAAATTTTGATGCAGCGGGTCCTGAAGTATAAGTTCCTGAAGTAGGTCCTTGTTGAAATAAAACAACTTCCATGTTTGCTGCTCCAGCACCTGAAGATGCAGCAGTAAGTCTTCCTTGAGCATCAACAGTAATTGAAGCTGAAGTGTAAGATCCAGCAGAAACTGATGTGTCTGCAAGTTTGGCAGCAGTCACAGCGTCATCTGCGATGTTAGCAGTCGCAACAGCATTGTCAGCTAATGCTGCAGTTACAACAGCATCGTCAGCGATCGCAGCGGCTACAACAGCATCGTCAGCAATCTTTGCTGAGGTTACAGCATCATCAGCAATTTTGGCAGTCGTCACAGCACTGTCAGCTATTTGAGCTGCAGCTACCGTACCACCTAAAGTGTCTAAAGATACTTCATTTAAATTTGTTCCATCAGAATAAGCTGCATAAATTTTTGCAGCATCAGGAGAGAATCCTGTTCCTGAAGCAGTTTTAATTGTAAGGTTAGTTGGATTAGTTAATCCTGTACAATCAAAAATATAAAATTTTTCTATTGAATCTGGAATAGTACAAACTGTGCTCGCTGCTATTGTTGCAGTTGCAAATTTAATAACTAAATTTCTTGCGTTCGATAAAGCACCATCTGACATTACAAGTGCTAATGTTCCACCACTTGATAGAGTTACTTGTTCAAAGCCAGCAATTGCTTGTTGTACTAAATTTAAATTTGTGTTTGTCTTATCTCCCCAAGTACCAGCGTTTTCACCGGTTACCATTAGCTCTAGTTTTAGGTCACTTGAATAACTTGATGCCATAAAAAATTCTCCTTAATAAATTTTATTTTACATGAACTAGGCAGCCAAATCAACCACTGTCCAAGTATTTGATACTCCTAAGTCTATTTCAGACCACGCAGTAATATTAACGCTTCCAACTGATGAAGTCAATGACTGACCCGTAGGTATGACTAAACCATCTGCAGTAGTGCCCTCTTCACCTAAAGATGAAGTCATTGATATTCCTGAAACACCAACAATTTGTGCAGGTATTTCTGCATGCTGTCCAAGTGTCATTGTAGCAGAAATTCCAGTAGCAGGCTCATTAGTGCTTTGTACTAAAGATATGGTGCCTTGTGTGAAAGATGCTTGAACACCTGTTACAGGAACATCTAAAAATAAGCCTGATGCAGCGTTGCCTATAGAAGAGGTTATACTTATTCCTGATGGTTGAACAAGGGCATCTCCAGTAACTGATTGTAAAGTACCGATAGAGGCATCTAATTGATCTTCAGAAGCTAAAACAAAAATATCTTGATCAATAGTAATTGAAAAAGATGGACTTGCAAAAGTGCTTGTTAATTGTCCAGCACTTGTTACTGAAACATTTACATCCGTAAATGCTGTCTCGTTTCCAATAGATGATGTTAAAGATTGTCCTGTTACTTGAACAGAGAAATTATCACCCCAAGCAAACTCTCCCCATTCACCTCTACCCCAACCTTCTCCAGTAAGTATTGATTCATCAACAGTAGCTGATCCTATGCTTGATGTTAAAGAAATTCCAGTTACAGGAACTCCTATTTCAATATTGTTACTTCCAACGCTGAATGTAGATTGTATACCTGTTGCTTCAAATGTAAATGATATTCCAGCAATTTCGTTTCCAATACTTGATGATATTGAAATTCCTGAAGGTTGAACAAGAGCATCACCAGTAATAGATGCTATTGCACCAACAGAAAAAGATGCTTGTATTCCTGTAATGGTTGGTTGTGATCCTGAAAGATCACCCCATTCATTTTCACCCCATGTGTCACCACCCCAACCAATTTCTACAATGGCTGTAGCAGTAACCGCGCCAATGCTGTAGGTTGCACTTAGACCAGAAACAGTAACTCCGACATCACCTTGTGCTGCCCAACTACCTTGTCCCCAACTTAGTGCACCCCACGCATTTGACATTCATTTTTTTCCTTATGCTAATCTTAAGATTGCAGCAGATGTTGTGAACGCAGGAAACTGAATTGTAAATGTTCCTGCAGTTGCAGTCTTGTCTCCACCGAAATCTAGTACAGCAACAGCATCAGTTGTGTTTGAACCACCATCTGTTGTTGTATTGTAGATTAAAGCTCCTCTTGCAGTAAGAGTAACGTTTTCAAAAGATAAATCAGCAAAATCAGTAATAGCCACTGATGACGAAACTTTTACACCTTGGTTTACTAAAGCTTTTCCACCCGCTGAGTATCCAGCCGGAGAAGAAACTTCGTTTGAAGTTGAATAGTTTTGAGTTGATTTACCTAAAGTTGCAGAACTTGTGTACATCGCTAACTTGTATGTGTCAGATGATGTATCAAAGTCATGCTTTCCTTGTAGTAACTCTTTTTTAAAAGTGTCACATATTGCATTTGTTGTTATTGCCATAATGGCCTCCTTATTAATTTGTGTTTGGAGTAGGACTAGGAATTTGTATTCTTGGAACCCCATCGTCATACTCAGCTCGTCTTCTTCTACCCATTTGTTGTAGGGCAAAATTCTGTACTTCTTCATTGTACTTCTTTTCATAAAGGTTGTACATATCCATGGGGCCTTTTAAAAATCTAAAACACTCTGTAAGCACACCATGTAACAACATAGATTCTTGATATTTGGCCAAGTATGTTTGATTAGTAGATGTAAATTCAGGCGGGTCTTTTATATAATTTATTTGCACTGAATCTGCAGAAGCTGGCACTGGTGCTACAATAATATTAAATTCATCCCAATTAGCAAAGTATTTCGGCACTCCTTGTGCGCCCGTTCCATTAAATTCAGATATAAAACTGGTATCTCTTTTTTCTAAAAAACTTCTATTACCACTCGAATCGAGATGTTCTACTGATCTTAGTATTAAAGCGTCTGATGGTAAACTTACAGCTCTGTTTCCAGCTGTAAAATTAGAATTAGCATACTTTCTCAGATCATCATAATCTACTTTGCCTGCAACATCTAATTCAACGTTTCTTATGAATTCTTGTATTTGAGAGTCTGATAACACTGTGCTACTTACCTCAGTATAATTTCTGACTTGTGTTAAAAAATTTGAGTGTGTTATTGCCATTATGAAATACTAACCTCCACTTGACCTATATTTGAAAGAAGCTCTCTTCTTCTATTTTGTAAAGAAGGATCTTCTGGAACCATGCTATGTATAATGGATGTTACTCCATTTCTTGTTATTTCAAAATCTTGTGTTTTAAAAGCAAAGTCTCCCGGCAAAGATAAATTTGCAACACCGACAGATGCACCACCTGAATCAGATATGGTAACATCGTTTTGAAATTTTACAGAAGGTTGTTGAAACTTCATATTTCTTGTATTTTGTAAAGCAATTGCATCAGCAGAATTATGTCTTCTTCTTATCTGTGGATGCTTAGGTTCAAATTCTGATATATGAACAAGAGAGCCATTCCATTCTTTTACCATTTCAGTATATGGAAAAGCCATTCCTGATCTATCTGAAATAGCTTGTGATCTTTTACCTGATGCGTATTTTGCCATAATTATACTCCACTAGGGTAAAAAGATTGTGGAGTAATATATGTCGAAGCTCTTTGACCATCTTCATCCAACGCTCTTTTTAATTGATCCTCATAAATTAATTTATTCTGTTGTACTAATTGAGGTGCATTTTTCATAGCTAAGTAATAAGCTAACCCTGCAACCATACATGGTAAAAATCTAAAAACCACATCTGCTTCATTTGTGTAAACACCAGCATCTTCAATTCTCTTAATTACGTAATATTTTAAAGTTGTATATGTATTTAAATCAGGAGCTTGATAAAGATATATTTTTGGAGTTGTTTCTCTTTCTACATAATACTGAGAAGGTTGTCCTGTAGCTAGTTTATTAGGCAACGCAGCATATGCAGATCTATCGATTTTTGTTAATGAAACATCTTGAGTATTAGCATTATTAGATGCTGCAGCAGTAGAAGAAACAAAAGCTTCTAAAACATCGCTAACGCCTGCACTTACACTATACTCAGCTTGTCCAGATACTAAAGCATTTTCGTGTAAAGCAACTTTCCAAAGATGTATTCCTCTATTCGCCCATTCAGCAAATAATAAATTTAAACTAGTTCTTGCTGATTTAAGGCTATGACCACTTGTAGTAGTCATACCACATCTTTCGTATGCCTCTTGTATTATTTCTTCTATTGAAAGATCAAAAGAAGTAGTTCCTGAAGTCGCCATTTATATCCTTTTTACGGTTGTACAATTTTTTAGATTGTACCACTTTTTGACTAAATTTTGAAGACCTTAGACTTTTTGCTATATAATTTGGCAAGGACACGTTTTTTCTTCTTCTTTTCATCTCTTGCACCTCTTAATTTACCTTCAACTTGTTTTCTTATTTGTGATCTTCCTATTGGCATTATATTTCAAATTTTATATTTAATGTTACTCTTCCTTTATCTTTATCAATTGGCCACGAACTATGCAACCATTTGCTTTTAAATAATTTAGCTTGGCCCCCTTTATCAGGATATTTTTGACCTTTTATTATTGTTCCTCCATCAGTAGTGCTTAGATTGTAAACTATTGAAAACTCATTATCAGTATTTCCATCTACGTGTTCTGTACAAAATTGATCCCTAAAATAATAGTTATAAATTATCCTTGTTATTTTTTTGTAATCAAATTCTAATCTTTTACTTAACTGATTCATGATAATGAAACAGTAAATACTTAATGGTTCATTGTATGGAATATCCTCTCGCTCATTTTTAATTTGACATGTGAAACCTGAATGCTGTTCGATATCTGTAAATATTTTATTTAACAGAAAATCTTCTTTTGAATTGTAGTTTTTATTTTTAATTGGAGTTCCATCTAATTGAAAATAGCCAAAAGAAAAAAGATGTTTTAAAATCTTTATGTTATCTTTGTGATGTAAAATATCATCAACTAGGATTGGTTTCTCAATATTTTTAAGATCCATTAAACTAGATCTTTTGCTTTTCCAATCACAGGTTTGTATTTAGTTTTTCCCTCTGATTTGTATGCGTGCAAGAATTGTTTT